GGAGCTCATCAGAAACAGTTAACTTGGCTACTCTAGCAAGTGATAGTAGATTTGGTATATTATCTAAAACAGGTGCTGATGCTAAAAAGATGTTTACTGATAAAGTAGTACCTATTAGTTTAAATTATCCATTCTTCTTCAAACCAATACAAGATGGTATGGATCGTCCAAAATCTGAACTAGCATATAGAGTTCCTGCTAAAAAGTTTACTCGAAAGAAAATGAGGGAGCGTGAAGAAGTTGATGATATGCAGGGTCTTGATACAACTATAGATTGGAAGAATACAGGTGATAATAGTTATGACGGTGAAAAGTTAAATTTACTAGTTCACGATGAAAGTGGTAAGTGGGAAAGACCTGATAATATAAAAAACAACTGGAGAGTTACAAAAACTTGTTTACGACTAGGTAGTAGAATAGTTGGGAAGTGTATGATGGGATCAACATCCAATGCTTTAGATAAGGGAGGTGATAATTTTAAAAATCTATATTATGATTCAGATGTTACCAAGCGCAATAGAAATGGACAAACTAAGTCGGGATTATATTCTTTGTTTATTCCTATGGAATGGAATTACGAGGGATTCATTGATGAATTCGGACGACCTATATTCAGTAATCCTGAACAACAATCATTTGATCCACACGGAGTAGAAATAGACCAAGGAGTAATAGATAATTGGGAGAATGAAGTTGATGGGTTAAAAGGTGATCAAGATGCTTTGAATGAATTTTATCGTCAATTTCCTAGAACTGAAGAACATGCTTTTAGAGATGAAACGAAAAATAGTCTATTCAACTTAGTTAAGATATATGAACAAATAGATTATAACGAAGGAAATAGAAACTCATCTGTATTAACAAGTGGTAATTTTCAATGGACAAACGGGGTTAAGGATACACAAGTTACTTTTAATCCAGATCCCAATGGCAGGTTTAAAGTAAGTTGGGTTCCAGGACAAAAACTACAAAATAACGTTATTATAAAAAATGGCATAAAATATCCAGGTAATGAACATATGGGCGCATTTGGATGTGACTCGTATGATATATCTGGAACAGTAGATTCTAAGGGATCTAAAGGAGCTTTACACGGATTGACTAAGTTTTCAATGGAAGACGCTCCAGCTAATACATTCTTTTTAGAATACATAGCAAGACCTCAAACAGCTGAGATATTTTTTGAAGATATATTAATGGCCTTGGTATTTTATGGTATGCCATTATTAGCAGAAAATAATAAACCAAGATTATTATACTACTTAAGAAGAAGAGGCTATAGGGGATTTAGTATGAATAGACCAGATAAAGTTTGGAATAAGTTATCAGTTGCGGAAAAGGAGGTGGGTGGAATACCTAACTCTAGTGAGGATATAAAACAAGCTCATGCTGCTGCAATAGAAATGTATATCAACGACCATGTCGGAATGTTAGAAGACGGTACTTATGGAACAATGTACTTTAATGACACGTTAAACGACTGGTCTAGATTTGATATAAATAAAAGAACTAAACATGATGCCTCAATAAGCTCTGGCTTAGCAATAATGGCTTGCAATAGACACTTATATAGACCAAATCCAAAACAAAAAAAACAACCTTTAAACCTCAACATATCCAAATACAACAACAAAGGATTTCAATCAACAATAATAAAACAATAGTATGACAGAGTCTGTTATAAATTTTCCGTCTCAAGCGGTAAGTGATTTAGAAAAAATGACCCATGAATATGGGGAGAAGGTTGCTAAAGCTATAAAGCAAGAGTGGTTTAATGAAGCAAAATCTAAATTTAGAAATAATCTAACAAGTTTTCATAAATTAAGATTATATGCTAGAGGTGAGCAACCTGTTCAAAAATATAAAAACGAGTTGTCTATAAACGGTGACTTGTCTTATCTTAATTTAGATTGGAAACCTGTTCCAATTATCTCTAAGTTTGTAGATATCGTAGTAAACGGTATGTCTCAAAGATCGTATGAAATAAACTGTTTTTCGCAAGATGCCTATGGTGTTAGTAAAAGAACAGAATATATGGAATCTATGTTGAGAGACATGAGGGCTAGAAATTATAATGATGTCGCTCAAGCTAATTTCAATATAAATCTATACGAAAATCCAAAAGAAACTCTCCCAGATTCAGAACAAGAACTAGCATTACACATGCAGCTTAACTACAAGCAAGCTGTTGAGCTAGCAGAAGAACAAGCTATAAATGTTTTAATGGAAGGTAGTAATTATGATCTTACAAGAAGAAGATGCTTGTATGATTTAACTGTACTAGGTATTGGTGCTACTAAAACAACATTTGATTGGAGTGAAGGAGCAGATGTAAAATATGTTGATCCAGCTAATTTAGTTTACTCATATACTGAATCACCTTACTTTGATGACATATATTATGTTGGTGAGGTTAAAGAAATTCCAATAAACGAACTTGTTAAAGAATTTGAAGAGTTAACAGAAGAAGAAATAAAAGAAATAACAGAAACATCTGGAGACCCTATAAATTACAAAACTAATCACGACAAAAATAAAGTTCACGTTTTATATTTTAATTTTAAAACTCACGCAAATGATGTTTACAAGTTAAAGAAAACAGCTACTGGCGGTGAAAAGATTATAGAAAAAGACGATACGTTTAATCCACCTATTGAAAGTATGGATGGAGAGTTTCATAAACTTGATAGAGTTGTTGAATGTTTGTACGAAGGTGTTTATATTATAGGGTGTAATAAACTACTAAGATGGAGAATGGTTGAGAATATGATGAGGAGTGATTCTGATTTTAGTAAAGTAAAAATGAACTATCAGATAGTTGCACCTAGAATGTACGAGGGTAGAATAGAATCTTTAGTTGGTAGAATAACAGGTTTTGCTGACACAATACAGTTAACCCATTTAAAGTTACAACAGGTAATGGCGAGAATGGTGCCCGATGGTGTGTATCTTGATGCTGATGGTTTAGCTGAAATAGATCTTGGCAATGGAACAAACTACAACCCGCAAGAGGCTCTTAACATGTTCTTCCAAACTGGTAGTGTTATTGGTAGGAGTTTTACTTCTGATGGAGATATGAATCCTGGTAAAGTACCTATTCAACAAATAAACAATGGAGTTAACGGGGGAAAACTACAAGCTTTAATCCAAACTTACAACTATTATTTACAAATGATAAGAGATGTAACCGGGTTAAACGAAGCTAGAGATGCTAGTACTCCAGACAAACACGCTCTTGTTGGTATACAAAAACTAGCTGCTGCAAACTCTAACACAGCAACCAGACATATACTACAATCAATGCTTTATTTAACGGCTGAAACAGCAGAGTGTCTATCGTTAAGAATATCAGATATAATAGAGTACTCTCCAACAAAAGAAGCTTTTATTCAGGCTATTGGTGTTCATAATGTTGCTACACTAAATGAGATGAAAGAACTACATCTACATGATTTTGGTATATTTATAGAATTATTACCAGACGACGAAGAAAAACAAATACTAGAGAATAATATTCAAATGGCACTTAGTCAGCAGTTAATAGACTTAGATGATGCTATTGATCTTAGAGATGTTAGGAATATAAAATTAGCAAATCAATTGTTGAAGGTTAAAAGAAAAAAGAAAGCCGAAAGAGATCAACAAATGCAACAAGAAAATATGCAAGCTCAGGCTTCAGCTAACGCTCAGGCGCAACAAGCAGCTGCAGCAGCGGAGGTTCAAAAGAATCAAGCTAAAACACAAGCTGACGCCCAATTAGAACAAACTAAAAATCAGTTAAAAACACAGTATCTAAGAGAAGAAGTTGCGGCCAAAAAAGAATTAATGGCGTTTGAATTTCAATTAAATTCTCAAATAAAGGGAATGGAAAGGGAGATTACAGAACGTAATGAAGCTAGAAGAGAGGATAGGAAAGATGAGAGAGTTGATAGACAGGCTGCTCATCAAAAAGATATGATAGATCAAAGAAACAGGGGTGATTCACTTAATAATTTTGAATCATCAGGTAATGATATACTTACGGGAGGAGCCAATTTAGACAGGTTCTAACTTATTTTTAATATTTTATAAAATTTTATTATGGCAGAAGAAAACAAAGAAGTGATTGAAGAGATCACTGAAGAACAAGTTGAACAACCAAAAGAAGAGGCTGTTGAACAAAAAATAGATGAATCTAAATTTGATAGTGCAGGAGATGATAGTGTTATCAAAGTAGATTTAAGTAATCCACCAGTTCAAGAAAGTGAAGAGGTTGAGAAGCAACCCACTGAAGAAGAAAAGGTGGACGTAGTCGAGGAAAAAGAAGTTGTTGAAGAGACAGCAGAAGAACAATCAGTGCTTCAAGAGATTACAGAAGAAGAAGTAAAAGAAACTGTAGAAGAGGTGCAAGACGTTGTTGAAGAAGCTGTAGCCGAAGCAGAAGCAACTGGAAAACCACTACCAGAAAATATACAGAAGTTAGTAGATTTTATGGACGAAACAGGTGGTGATATACAAGACTACGTAAATTTAAATAGAGACGTTTCTAAAATGGACGACTCTGATGTGTTAGATGAATATTATAGAACCACAAAATCTCATTTAACAGCGGAAGAACGTGGGTTTTTATTAGAAGAAAAATTTGGTGTTGATGAGGATGTTGATGATGATAGAACAATACGTGCAAAAAAAATAGCCCTTAAAGAGCAAGTTGCCGAGGCTAAAGCCTACCTAGACGGGCAAAAGTCTAAATACTATGAAGATATCAAAGCTGGGTCAAAGTTGACCCAAGATCAACAAAAAGCAATTGATTTCTTTAATAGATACAATAAGGAATCTGAAGAACAGAAGAAAATATCTGAAGCTTCTATTAAATCTTTTAGACAAAAAACCGATAATGTTTTCAACAAAGATTTCAAAGGTTTTGATTTTAATGTTGGAGATAAAAAATATAGGTTTAATGTCAAAGATGTAGATAAAGTAAAAACAACTCAAAGCGATATCAATAATTTTATTAATAAGTTTATTAATAAAGGTGAATCAACTATTAGTGATGCTAAAGGTTATCATAAGTCTTTATTTACAGCCATGAATGCAGATGCTGTTGCTAAGCATTTTTACGAGCAAGGTAGAGCTGATGCTACAAAGGCAAGAGTTGCTAAAGATAAAAATATTAACTTAGAACCTAGAAAAACTCATGGCGAAACAAACGTTGATGGTGTTAAAGTAAGAGTTCTAGGTCAATCTTCTTCTGATATAAAAAACAGATCCTTTAAGATTAGAAAAAAAAGTTAAAAATTTAAAATAAATTAATTATGGCAATTACAGGTGGTGGATCGTTAAATACGATTCCAAACCCAACGCAAAATGCTTTATCATCTAACTTTATAGATTTTACAGCAGCAGGAAATGGTTGGGCACAACAATATTTACCAGATCTTATAGAGAAAGAAGCGGAAGTGTTCGGTAACAGAACAGTTTCAGGTTTTCTTTCACAAGTAGGAGCTGAAGAGGCTATGACTGCTGATCAAGTAGTTTGGTCTGAGCAAGGTAGATTACATCTAGCGTACACAGGTACAATAGATGCTTCTGCTTCTGCTGTAACACTAACTGGTCACGCTGGAACTAATGCGACATATACAACAAATGAACACGGTTTACGTGTTGGTGATACTTGTATAGTAGCTTCTCCAACTGTTACTTATGTTGGTAGAGTTACAGCTGATGATGGTTCTGATGTTATCACAATTCTTCCATATACTCAAGGTCACGCTTCAGAAGCTGGTATTGGTATGGGAGATGAAGCTGTTACAGTACTTAAGTATGGATCTGAATGGGCAAAAGGCTCTGACACTCCTTATACTTCAGCTAACGAACCTTCTCATCAATCATTTACTAATAAACCAGTTATCATAAGAGATATGTACCACGTTTCTGGTTCTGACTCTTCTGCGATTGGTTGGGTTGAGGTAACAGGTGAAGACGGTGGTGCTAGTGGTTATCTTTGGTACTTAAAAGCTGAAGGTGAAACTAGAATGCGTTTTACTGACAACTTAGAAATGACTTGCTTAGAAGGTGTTATGGGTGATAATGATACAACTCTTGATACTCAAACAAATGGTGGTGCTTTATTTACAGGTGGTGGTACTAACTTTGGTACTCAAGGTTTATTTGACGCTATTAAAACTAGAGGTAATGCAACCTCTGGTGTTACAGGTGTTAATGCTGCTACTGATCTAGCTGAGTTCGATGCTATTTTAGCTGAATTTGATGCTCAAGGCGCTATTGAAGAAAACATGATGTTTGTAAATAGAGCAACCGCTCTAGCTGTAGACGACATGCTTGCTTCAATGAATTCTTACGGAGCTGGAGGTACTTCTTACGGAGTATTCGACAACGACGAGGATATGGCATTAAATTTAGGTTTCTCAGGATTTAGAAGAGGTTCTTACGACTTCTATAAATCAGATTGGAAATACTTAAATGATGCTGGCACTAGAGGAGCAATTAATGCTAGAGCTACTTCCGATGCTATCAGAGGAGTTATAGTTCCTGCTGGAGTTTCTTCAGTTTATGATCAACAATTAGGAAAGAACATGAAAAGACCTTTCTTACACGTTAGATATAGAGCTTCTAAGACTGATGACCGAAGATTAAAAACTTGGGTTACTGGTTCTGTTGGTGCTGCTACATCTGAGTTAGATGCTATGAGAATTAACTATTTATCTGAAAGATGTTTAGTTACTCAAGGTGCAAATAACTTCATGTTAATGCAGTAAACATTATATTTAAAAGAGGCGGAGTTAAGTCTCTGCCTCTTTTATTTTTATTAATTATATTATATATTATATTATGGCAAAGAAAAATAAAGAAACTAAGGTTGAAGAACCTGTAGTTGAAGAAACGGTTGTTATGGAAGAACCGGTGGTTGAAACTCCTAAAGTAAAAAAGGAAGTTAAACCCGAACCAAAAAAAGATAAATGGGAAATAAAAGATAGATTTTACTATTTAAAAGGTAATAAAAAACCTTTATCTAAAATGATTAAATCTGCTAACATATATTGGTTTGATGAAGAAAAGGGTTATGAAAGAGAGTTAAAATATTGTGAAAATCAAAGAACTATATTCGTTGATGAAATGCAAGGAGATCAAAGATTATCTCATATTATATTTAGAAATGGGGTACTCGCTGTTCCTAAAGAAAAAACAGTTTTACAAAAATTACTTTCAAAGTATCATCCAAATCTTGGAGCCGTTTATTATGAGTGGAAACCAGCAGTAGTAGCCGAAAGTCAAATTGATGTGTTAGAAATGGAGATAGAAGCTTTAAATGCTGCTAAAAATTTAGATATTGATATGGCTGAGGCTGTTATGAGGGTGGAGATTGGTTCTAAGGTAAGTGATATGAGTTCTAAAGAACTTAAAAGAGATTTACTACTTTATGCTAAAAAGAATCCTAAACTATTCTTAGAATTAGTTAATGATGAAAATGTAATGCTTAGAAACTTTGGTATTAGAGCAACTGAACTTAGAATAATTAAATTATCTCAAGATCAAAGAACTTTTAGTTGGGGATCTAACGATAGAAAATTAATGACAGTTCCATTTGATGAGCATCCATATTCAGCACTTGCTGCTTGGTTTAAAACCGACGAAGGTATGGAAATATATTCAAATATAGAAAAGAGATTAAATTAATAATCTTTTAACTGATAGAGATAGCCACCCGAAAGGAGTGGCTATTTTTATTTAAGGGCTAACCTTTCACTTTATTATGTAACTATAATATAGTAAAATATATACTATTATGAAATCAAAAAAATTAAACACCAACCCACCAAAAGGACTAGGTGATTCAATAGAAAATATAACAAGGAAAACTGGATTAAAATCGTTATTAAAAATAGCTTTAAAATCTTTAGGCGCCAAAGATTGTGGGTGTGATAATAGAAAGATTTGGTTAAACAAACAATTTCCTTATAAAAGATATTAAAAATGGTAAATGTAGACAATGTATATCAGAAGGTCTTAGCATTGGCTAATAAAGAACAAAGGGGTTATATAACACCTCAAGAGTTTAACTTATTAGCAGATAAAGCTCAAATGGAGATTTTTGAAAGTTATTTTCATTCTTTAAAAGATAGTAATTACAAACCTAAAAACAATGTTAATTACGCCGATAATTCAGAAATGATTATGGAGAATCTTCATGATTTCGAAGATACTATAACAACAACTGATGGCTCTGGTGGTTCCACGCCAAGCGGTAGAATTGACATATCCTCAGCTGCTAATCAGCTAGGTATATATAGAATAAAAAACATTCAAAGAGTTGGGAGCGATGGTTTGTCTAGAGAGGTTGATGAGGTTAATGAAAAAGAATTATTATATATACTTAATAATCCACTGTTATCTCCAACTATAAATAGATCAATTTATGTTAGATCAAAAATTCAAAGTCTATCTGCTATACAAGTATATCCCATCCCAACTGTAGAAACTGTTTTTACAACTAAGTATTGGACTAGACCGATTCCACCTAAATGGGATTACGTTGTGGTTCAAGATCAAGCACTGTGGAATTCTTCTCTTAGTACTCACTTTTCTTTAAATCCTTCAGAAGAAGAAAATTTAGTTACAAAAATACTAGAATTAAGTGGTATTATAATTCAGAAACCAGGTTTAGTTGAGGTTGCTATGACACAAGATTCTAGAACTAAACAACAACAAATTAATTAACTATGGGACTACTAGACAATCAAAATGAAAATCAATACTATACAAATAGTGGTAGTTATGGTGATTATCAATTTACATCACTAGATAATATCATAAATGCTTTTATGATTACTTATGTTGGAGAGAGCAAAATAATATCAAAAGTAAATAGAACTGACGTGCAGTTTCACGCAATGCGCGCTATACAAGAGTTATCTTATGATGTGTTTCGTTCTATTAAATCTCAAGAAATAGAAATACCATCTAATCTAACTATGATTCTACCTCAGGATTATGTTAATTATGTTAAATTAGTTAGAGTTGATAGTAATGGTATTGAAAGGGTTTTGTATCCTACTGGTAAAACATCCAATCCTTTTGCTATTGAGCAGGACGCTAATGGAGTATATCAATACACTGACACTGATTATAGTGGAAGTTTAGATACTATATCCGAACAAACACCTAGTAACACGTGGAGTAATTATAAAAATCAAACAATAAGTCCAGACCCATATTCAGATGACACGACAGATATAGAGATAGATAGTAGAGGAAGAAGATATGGATTAGATCCGCAGCATTCTCAAGTTAATGGTTCTTTCTACATAGATTACAAGAGAGGTTATATTCATTTTAGTTCTGCTCTAGCTGGAAAAATTATAATATTAAAATATATTAGTGATGGTTTAGGAACTGACGCTGAAATGGTTGTTCATAAGTTTGCTGAAGAAGCTGTATACAAACACATAGCTTATGGTATACTATCTTCTAGAACAAACATACCAGAATATATAGTTGCTAGATTTAAAAAAGAAAGATTTGCTGAAACTAGAAAAGCAAAAATAAGATTATCAAATATCAAGATGGAAGAATTTACTCAAGTTCTTAAAGGAATGGGTAAACAAATAAAATAATATTATGCCAGAAATTAAACATACTTTTACAGCTGGGAGAATGAACAAGGATCTTGATCCAAGATTAGTTCCTAATGGCGAATATAGAGATGCGTTAGATATAGAAGTGAAAACTAATTCTGATGCCCAAACATCTGATGGTGAAGGAAATGTTGGTACTGTTAGGCCCACGCCAAATCCTAACTGGTTTAATCTAGGTGGTGTAGCTAGAAAAAAACCTGATAACCATATGGTTATCGCTAGTATAGCTGACGATAAAACAAATAAATCATATTGGTTTTTAGCTTCCGAACCGTTTTCTGTTCCCGTCACTGGGTTTAATTTTGGATTTGATATGAGCGTAATTGGAAATGGCATGTACTTTAGAGATATGATAGTTGAGGTAAATTCCGGTACCTCAACTAATGATATTTCTGAATCAAATGTCGATTTTGTAGTTGTCGATTATTTTGCTGCAATAGAATCGTGGGAACAATTTTATGGTGATGGTGAGAGTGGTTATAGTGGTAATTATATTCTACCCTCAGGATCATTTAGCGAGATAGAATGCACAAATGCAAGTAGATACAGAGTTGGTATGCAAGTGGATGTTTATGGGTCTGCAAATACAAGTGGATCAGGTGCATATACTGAGATTATATTTTCTAGTGAAATAATAGCACTAGATACATCTTCTAATCCAAATAAAATAATATTAGGAGATACTGTTGATTTAACTGATACTTTTAATGATGGTACTACTATTGGCGTGGCTGGATTAGTGTTTAGACATCCTGATAGAGTGTTAAACTTTAAGAGCCCAACTGACGCACAACTTGCGCAGCTTAGTGAAGGTAGTTATGTTTTCACGTTTGGTAGTAGCAGTTATGAAAATATAACAGGTATAAATATTATAGATAATTTATTATTCTGGACTGATAATTATGGTGAACCTAAAAAAATAAATATAGATAGATGTAAGGCTGGTACCAACCAAGATCAATACAGCCCGCCTGGTATTAAACATACACAGTTGATGGTTACTGACCCTAAAGATGGAGAGTTTACAAAAGTTATAGCAGAAGGAAGTGATACTAATTTAGAAAATGGTTCTATTTCTGTGATCAACGATTTAAGAGAAGAACATGTGACTGTGTTAAGAAGAGCACCTAGAACTGCTCCTACATTAGAGATGAGTAAAACCGATAGATTGGGTAACACCAGTGCTAATATATTAAATTTTGGTTTTTTTACAACAATATCATATAGCGGAGCATATACTATTGACAACCCAGTCGCAACTGGAGATGTTGTTATTATACCTGGTTCTCAATTATCTACAGCTACAGTAGATTTTAGTGAAACAAATTTTATACTTGGAGATATTATTACGTTTACTCAAGATGATGACTCATCTGATTCTCCAATCGTTATAAAAGCCAAGTTTGAAACATATATTGATCAAAACGGAGATGAGGTGAGTTCACCGGCTCAATATGCTAAATTTACGTTACTTACTGTTGACTCTGATGTGACCACCACTTTTTTAGATTGGAAAGCAGAACTAGAACTTCGTAAACCTTTATTTGAAACAAAATTTGGAAGATTTGGATATAGATATAAGTATGAAGATGGTGAGTATTCGGCTTTTTCTCCTTGGTCTGAATTAGCGTTTTTACCAGGAGAATTTGATTATATACCTAAAAAAGGTTATAATCTTGGTATGGAAAATAACGTCAGACATTTAGTTGTTAAAGATTTTCTTCCATTAACTCATCAAAGACCCTTAGATGTGGTATCTGTAGATGTTTTATTTAAAACAACAGAATCACCAAATGTATACGTTGTTAAAACTATAACTAGAGAGGTTGATCCAGAGTGGGAGTATTTCACTCCAGGATCTAGTAATTCAAGTTTACAAACTGGTAAACTGATTATTACCTCAGAAATGATACATAGAACGTTACCATCTAATCAACTGCTTAGAGCTTGGGATAATGTTCCTAGATATGCTAAGGCTCAAGAAATTGTTGGTAATAGAGTGGTTTATGGTAATTACACTCAGGGGTATAATTTAGATTTTAAACTTAGTGTTGAGCCTTCTATTTATAGTTCTCAAACCGCAACTCCACAGGCGCCAGAAAAATCATTAAAATCTATTAGAGATTATAAATTTGGAATAGTACTTGGCGACAGGTATGGTAGAGAAACGCCTATTATAGAGTCTAGTTTACTAGCTGGTGATAATTCAAACAACTGGTCAGTATCTACTGGTGATGTTACTGTGGATAAACAATTAGCTAGTATGAAAAATTGTTTTAATATAGCTCAAGATTGGACTTTTGAAAACACTATAAATCCCCCTTCTTGGGTAGATTATGCTAAATACTATATAAAAGAAACCTCTAACGAATACTATAATTTAGTAATGGATAGATGGTATGACGCGGGAGACGGTAACATATGGATGTCTTTTAATTCAGCTGATAGAAACAAAGTTGATGAAGAAACATATTTAATACTTAAGAATGCTAACGGTTCTCATACTCCAATTAAAGAAAAAGCTAGATACAAAATACTTGCAATTGAAAACGAGGCGCCAGATTATATAAAATCAGATAGGCGAACAATAGGTGAAATAACTTTAAATCCTGAAACTTCTAATTTATTCACTGGAACTATAAATACAGAAACGTTAGCCCCAACAAACCTAATGACAGCCACCTATATACAGATACCTAACAGTGAATGGGAGGACTTACTAAAAGACTATCAAAAAAGAGGTGATTTAAGAATGAGGTTTTTAGGTAGAACTTTTGACTCTGGTGGGGAATTAGCTAATGAACAAAAAACAGCTTGGGTCACTATTTCAAACTACTCAAATGCAGATCAAGATGATACTATAGCTGGTAATGAAACCAGGATATATTGGAACGAACCATTTAATCAGAGTATAAACATGTTCCAGCGGTTTACTGATCTTGGATATGATCTTAATACCACTAGTGGAAATAATGACTTAAAGTATATTTTAGAAATAAGAGAAGATGTTTTAGAGAATAAACCCGAATTTGATGGTAGATTTTTTGTTAAAATAGAAACAGATGTTACTATTGAAGAGCAGGTTATGCTGCTAAGTCCAGACAACTCTGAATGGGAACCATTTTACGATTTTCAAATAGGATTTGTATCTAGTCAATTAAGTAATCCAGCATTAAATGGTCCTTACTCTTCAGGTACAGCAACACAACCAGAAATGGTAAAATGGGGTGGTTCTATGGACGAGACTGGAGCCACTGTTGGTGAATGGGCCGCTGTTCCTTTTAGTACAAGTTATGGTCAAGATCCAACCATGATGGCCTTAGGTTGTTTACAATACCAAGGGGCTGATAGTGGCGATTTTTTGAGTAGTGGGGCAGATAATATACCTGGGGACTGGAGTAGCGTGCAAGCTTGGGGTAAGGCGACAAAAAAGTACTGGGAAATGAGGAACTCGTATAGTAACTATATATTTATTGATGAAGCTAGAGCGGCACAGTGGTGGTGGAAAGTAGGTGGACAACTAGGTGGTAACGCAAGTAATGATTACTTAACAAACACACTAGGCATTGCAGATCCAACTCAGTGGCAACAATACTACTATGAAGATGATTATGACTGGTCTTTAGTTTTTTATCAAATGCTTGGTATCAATTCTTATGGGCAAAGTGGTGGATCTGGAAAATACTATAGACCAAGAGGTATAGATGCTACCCCAGAGTTATTAACGACTACTAGTCCAGATGCTCAAGGCACAAAAAATAGAGTAGTGTTTTCATATGTAACATATCAATGGAACGAGGATGATTCGTCAGAAGGTATTTTTAAAAATAGAATGTCTTGGGGAAATCATTTTAGATTTTCTGGTAGTACTGATATATATAAAATAATAGGGACTAGAGACGAAACAGAAGATGATACTGGCCTACCAAATCATGGAACTAGAAATTATAGACAACAGTTTCCGGCTAATATGACGAGTGGCGGGTACCAGTGGAGTGGGGGTGGCGGTGAAGGTACAGGTGCAACAGGTGAATGGGTTTACTGGGAGACACTAACTGGAGATCAAAGTCAAGTTATTGGACAAATGCCTTATGGATTAAATGATTGGCAAGCTTTTCCATGGAACGGTAGCACTAACAACCCTAATACAGGTAATCCAAATAAAGATTATATTCCAACGTGGGGTGATGGTATGGATAATGTTTTGGTTAGAGCAAACTGTGCAAATTGTGATAGTGAAAATGGTACACAATGTACTAGACATAGTATTAGAGTTACTTTTGCAAAAATAGATCCATCAACAGGTCAAGTTTATGATGATTTACGAGGCATTGATTTAAACGAGTACGATCCCAGAGGAAGAGTTAGGCATGATGGAACTACAACCATGGGATTGCAAATAGTAAAAAGAATATCTACTGGTGGTGGTGTTTTAGAGTCACCAGAAAATGCAGCGTGCTGGGAAACAGAACCAAAAGAAGATGTTGATTTAGATTTATATTATGAAGCTTCTAATGCTTTACCAATTACATTAAATAAAAAGAACAGTTTAGCTTATGCTCCTATAAATTCTAAGGTTTTTATAGAAAGAGGATTAATAGATAACAGTGTATCAGTTGTATCAACATATAATGTGAATGATAGTGGCGGTTTTGAAGACACATTTAATGCATATGTCAGTGATGTTAAATATGATTCTGATCACTCTATAATAGATTTAAAATCGTATGAAACCGTTACTTCACCAACACCTGTTCAACAGAGTGGTGGTATAAGTGTTGGCGACATGATGATTTTTAAGCATAGTGACGGTACGGAAACAAGATCTAAAATAACAGATAATTATCAAGAACATTCTAGTGGGGCTGTTTTTCCAGTAGAGCGAAGACAAGTCTCTCTTTATCTAAATGGTTCAATTCCAAGTATACCTAGTTTAATATCATTAAGTTCACCATCAACTGATTTAGTCGCGGCTGTTAATGGCACACAAATTGTTAGCGCTTTAACAAGTAGTGGTAATATTGTTAATGTTCCAGGAGGTGTTTTCTTGAGAAACTTTGGATATAATGACGATGCTCAAGTATGGGATCTTCAGTTAACAAATACTGATTGGATGGAAGTTGGCACAACATATGTAACTTGGTGGTCACTTCCAACAGGTTTATATAAAATCGATTCTGATGTTTACAAGTACAAGGTAAAACTAGGTTGGTTTAATTGTTACTCTTTTGGTAATGGGGTTGAGTCAGATAGAGTAAGAGATGATTACAATGCTCCACAAATAGATAACGGTGTTAAAGTATCAACAACGTTTTCAGGTTATGGAGAAGAAAATAAATCAAGTGGATTGATATACTCTGGTCTATACAACTCTATAAGTGAAGTCAACAACTCAAATGAGTTTAACATGGCTGAAAAGATAACTAAGGATTTAAATCCAGCTTATGGTTCCATTCAAACTTTAAAAACTAGAGATACTGATATTGTTACTTTTTGCGAAGACAAAGTTTTAAAAATACTAGCTAATAAAGACGCGGTTTATAACGCGGATGGTAATCCTCAATTAACAGCAACAGATAGAGTTTTGGGTACAGCTATACCATTTGTTGGTGATTATGGTATATCAAAGAATCCAGAGTCTTTAGCTGTTGATCAATTTAGAATGTATTTTACAGATGTAGAAAGAGGAGCTGTACTAAGATTATCAAGAGATGGATTAACTCCAATATCTAATGTTGGTATGAAAGCTTGGTTTAGAGAAAATCTAAAAGGAGCAAAAAGAGCTATAGGTAGTTTTGACACTGTTAAGGGAGAGTATAATTTAACAATAAACAGAGCGTATGGGGATGGTGAATTTTTTAATACTAATTCTGAATATATTGATACAATATCATTTAGTGAATCATCAAAGGGTTGGGTTAGCTTTAAATCTTTTTACGCTTCTACAGCTTTATCATTAAATGATAAATACTTATTAGGTTACGAATCCCACGTGGGTGAGGGTTACAAGGGTCTATATAGTGGCGAATCTAGTATAACAATGTTATTTAATGATATGCCTGGTTCTATGAAATCTTTTCATACTGTAAACTATGAGGGTTCTCAATCTAGAATTACAGCGTTTACAACAGAAGAAACAGAAGATGCAGCTGGTAACACTTGGTCTAATAACGATGGTAATTATCATAATTTAAATTCTCAAAACGGTTGGTATGTTAGTAGTTTTAATACTAATGCTCAAGAGGGCCATGTTCCAGAATTTAAAGAAAAAGAAGATAAGTGGTTTAGTCAAATACAAGGTGTTACAACTAATATATCTAACTTGGATTCTAAAGAATTTTCTGTTCAAGGTATCGGTAAACCATATGAAGCTGGTTGTCAACCTCAATATATTAGCTTAACTTACGTGCAAGGTAATATAGATGAAGGAGAGGCTCCAGTTTGGGTATTGAAATCAAAATGTGTACCAGCTGGTACCATAGTTAAATTTGATCTTGTTGGTCCAAATTCTACTATAAATATAAGATACGATCTATCACAACAAACTAATTTTAGTAATGCGGGGGAGTGGTCTGGTTGTCAACCACTTTCTGTTTCAATACCTTATTATGATGAGAATGATGGAACAATGTACGAAGGCGGATTAGACTATTTTTATCAAAATAATGATGGTCAATTTAATAATGGGTTATATGATACTTTTGTCAACGGCTTGAAAAATTTTGAAAGAAGTGTTGGTACACCTTGGTATAGCGGCGTGTCCACTAATCTCAACGCAAATAATGTTTCATCTGATGGTTTTCAGTACACTATCGTTCAAACTGGTTTAGAGTGTAATAGTGGTCTACCTCTTCAAGATGGGGTGACTGGTTGTGCGGGATGGGTTATAACTGAAGATCTTAAAACAGAGGGTGTAGAGTATATTGAATGTGTCTTACACGCGGAAGATAGTGCCGGTAACTCCACTTTAAATGCGCAGGGTAATCAGCTCTCATCTATAATATCTATTAATGATACCAGTGTGGGGATTGAACCATTTACGTTTAATGTTTCAGGTACAACATAAATAAATATATAATTATGCTTAAATTAGAAAACTGTATTATAACAAACCATACAAGTTTAGAATGGCAAGGCGACACTTGGAATTATGATGCTGTCAATTTCTCGTTATCAGGTGATGTGTGGCAAAGTGGATTAGCTACTGTGCCATTTTATGACAGACAAATAGCTGGATTTCATTGGCCCGTTGCTTATGGTGGATATCCTAACATGAACACATTTGGGTTGTTAGTATATGCTAACGAGGAAGAAGATAGCAATGCATTTCAATATATACAGAGTTACGAACTAAACCAATTAATTGGTGGTAGTAGTAAAGTTAGATTAACTATAAGTCCTAACAATAGTCCTGAAAACCTAGAAGGTAAAGATTATCAATATGTTATTAGTGCAGCGGGTTTAAGAGTTGGACCAGATTTTTTAGGCAATCAATATCAAAGAACATGGCAAGTTGATTGTAACATAGGTATAGATAACAACTCAGAAAATAATTTTATACAGTTCCCGTTAGACACACGTTATACATCTAGAGCTGGAGCTATGACTTTTGGATACTATGGTTTAAGTGATACTCAATATACACAAAGTCAACTACCAGATGGTATTAAGTTTATATCTTATTATGATACTGGTGTGCCAAATACGCCGGGTAATACAGTTGAGATAGCGGTATATCTTGAATTAGATTGGGTTATGCCAGCTAATAATATTAGTTATGATATCCCCTTTCAAATGGATGCTGTTCCATATCGTAATGAAACCAGCAATTTAACGTGGATTGTGACAAATCAAATTTGGCCCAACTACAATCCGTGGAAATGGATGACAGGATATAATGTACGTGACTCGTGGTCACATCAATGGTTTGAACAAATATACGATCCTATAGAGCACATAACTTGGCCACAAGAAACTTTTACTTATCAATACGAAAATGGCATGACAGGTATAAGTACTGTCCCACCTACTTTAGATGAGTTTTTTAATGATGTTTTTGATCCTAATCCATTTTTTGTTCAAGATGGATTAATGGCAGCCGATCAGAATTTCACAAGCGAGTTAGCGAGTGCTGAAGCTATGGATGATAATATAGTAATGTTAGAAGAATTATGGTTAGAGTTTTGGGGAGAAGCTGTAAGCATAGAAAATCCATATTATCATGAAAACTTTGTTTCA